GTCGGAATTATACCCCTCGTCGAGGCCACCTGCGCTGAAATCACGCGCGCGGTCCGCGCCGTAGATGGCATTGGCCCACAAATCGAAGCCATTTTCATGCAGGCTCGTACCCTTTTGCGCCACATTACCGGCAAGCGACAGGTGGCTCTGGATGGCCCGTACCGGAGCTTGGGCCACCGCGACGGTCGAGGCCTGCACGCCGCCCGCATACGCAAGCTGCGCCGCGCCGTCGATCGTGGGAAGCACCTCGCCTTCCGCGAGGAACTGGGGTTCCAACGCGCGGGACAGGAACTTGATGCCCGCGTTGCCGCTGTCCACGTCGTTCTGCTTATCTTCGATCATGCGATCAAGCGTGTTCGGGATGGAGATGCCGGGATACAGTGCGGATGCCTGCTTTGCGGTCGTCTTGATCTTCACGGTGCCGTTCGTTCCAGCGATCCGTTCCGCATTGATCAAACGGTTGGTCACGAGATCGCTGCCGGTCCAGCCCTCTACGCTCAGGGACGCATCGGCGAAGTTGCTGGCGACCGTATAGTCGCCGTTCGCCTTGGCATCCACAAGGTACAGCTTCGCGCCCTTCTTGACCGTAATCGTATCAGAGCGGCTATTCGCCTTGATCGCGCAGCCGCCGGAAGCGATGGCGGAATCCACGACCAGCAGGGAATTGCCGCCGAAGTACGCGCTGCCGCTGACGGTCTTGCCGTCGATCTTGCCGCTCTTGTCCACTCCGGCGTCAACGACGATCTTGCCGCCCGCGCCGAGCGTCACGGGCTTGCCGAGGGCCAGCATGGACTCTCCGGAAGCCACGGTAAAGCCGCTTCCGAACGCGGCCGGATTCAGCCCCGCCTCAGCGGCCTTGGCCTGAAGCTCCGCAATGGAACCGATTTCCACCACGGAGCCGTCACCCACCAGCAGGCTGGAGCCAAAGGCACCGTCCGACAAGTTTTCAACCTTTACATACGCGGGGTCGACGAACAGCGTGCCGCCCTTTGCCCCCAGGTTTTCGACATGCGCTGTGGAGTTCAAGATCTGAAGCGATCCGTTTTGAACCTCCAGTTCCGCAAATAGGGCCGCAGTATTATCCGTTACAGAGACGGAACCAGCTCCCAGCGTCGTCTTTTGTGCAACGACAGTCGCTTTGCTGAAGTTCACAGCGGCGTCTTCATGGGATACCGCGAGTTCTCCATAGGTATGCTGAGTGGTGTCCAGACCGTTACCGTTGACGTTGACGGTGCCGTTCCTGACATCAAGGCTGTCCAGCGACGCCATCTGGTTAGCAGTATTTCCGGCTATGCCCAAGTTTAGAGTGGCACCACCGTCTATCTCGATTTGGGTCTTCACGGCACTACCGCTCTCGTCGATAATGACGCTGCTGCCAACCGTATCACCTCCGACCAGTGTAAGGTTGGCCCCACCGGTAACGGCCAGATTCACGCCGGACGCAGCGTCAGTAGGATTGATCTGCAATCCTTTGGCACTGAAAGTGCTGTCCTTAACCTCAAGAGAACTTGCGGTCAGCAACGTTTTGTTCGCATCATCGGCTGCGACGACCTGAATGAAGCGGTCAGGTACTGAATCAATCTTTGCCCCGGCCTCGCCAGCCGCTTCGCTCTCTTTTGCAACAACAGGCACCACCCCCGAAAGCGTTACCTTATCATCGGTAACCCCTCCACCAATGACAACCTGCTCGCCTTCCTGAACCTTCAACGTACCATCGAGGAAGTTCAGCATGGCCTTTTCGTTTGTAGTGAACAACCCGTCTTTGGCTGCATTGTATTGCTCGGCGGTATACTCCGCTCCACCAAGAAAGATATTCAGGTTGCCTGATGTGCCCACGATAGCATCAGCTATTCCACTCAGCGTATTGTAACTGTTGTCGAGCACCATATCCTTGTAGAGGTTGGCAGCACCACCCGTAAGGGTGAGGTGGGCAGTGTCTGCAAAGCTCAGCACACCGTTTTCCGCCATGCGCAACACACCACCGGAAACCGCAAGGTTGGAATTGCCAGCCAGCGCTACGTTGGATGACTGAAGCGTACCGTTCGCGACTTCAAGTTTTTTCGCATCACTCAACGTAACGTCGGAAATCACGGTTCCCGCGCCATTCAGCTTAAGCCCGTCGCCCACGGAAGCATTATCGAGCCCCTTGGCAAGAGTTACGCTTGAACCAGAGGCAACATTAAGGAAGTTGAAACCGTCGAACGAGCCTTCAAAGATACCCGTGTAGCCCGTTCCCAAATTTCCGAAGGCCAGTATGCTATCACCTGTGACAGTGGCACCTTTACCCTGACCGTGTACAGCATTCGTAAAAGTGCTACCATTAAGGAATGTTACGGTAGCACTACCTTCAACATCGGCTGTGCTTCCCGTACCATTGGCTGCACCGCCAGCATAGATGTCTCCTTGAAGTTCGCCACCCGAAATGATGATGCTGGTGTTACCCGTTACATTGGCCCCTGTATCTTCACCATCCGCCATACCACCGCCAAAGATACTCCCGGAAACGGTACCGCCCGTGACAGAGACGGTGCTGTCGCCCTTCACCTCGGCAAATGCAGGCAGATCTTTCTGATTGGATTGGGCAAATCCTCCGCCTATGATATCCCCAACTTCCCCGCCAGAGACGGTTACGCTCGTCTTGCCTTCTACAAAGCTGCTTGGGGATGCGTCCGTCAGTTGTATCTTAGATTCCTCAACAGTTTTTGTATTGTAATAGCTGGCAATGCCGCCACCGATTACCGTGCCGGCCTTACCTCCGGAAACGGTTACATCCGTTGTTCCAAAGACGGCGGATTCACGGACTCCATTCTGATTATAATACCACCCGTAATCACTCAGGCTACCGCCAGCCACCAGAGCCTGCGAGACATCGCCACCGCTGATAGTAACCTTTGTGCTTCCCGCAGAGTAGTTTTTCCCGTTAAAGGCATACGCACCCTGATCATCCTGCTTGCCCACCACAGATCTGCCAAACCAGTTGGTATTATTTCCGCCGACCACGTAACCGATAACTGTGCCGCCCTCGACGGAGACATCGGACTTGCCAAGCACAACAAGCCCGGAAGTTTCCGGCTTGCTTGTCCCGGAAACGATGCTGCCTCCATATACTTCGGCAAGGGACGTTTTCTCTCCTTTGACGATGACCTTGGCGGAATCTACAAAAACTTTTTCTCCGCCGCCTACCCTATACGCCTGACCGCCGCCGTAGACACGAGCTCCGTCTTCCTTGCTCAGCTCACCGGTCTCTTTGTCGTAGGTTACGCCGGTCACATTCTCTATTGTCACAGAAGAACTGCCATGTTTGACTAGAGTATCTTTTCCCTGAGCTATCCCTGCCCCGAAAATACGTCCCGTCCAGATGTTGGTACCGGATTCATATCCGCTGACCGTCGTATTGGAAATCTGTAGTGTGGAACTGTCAGTCGTCGATGAGCTTCCAGCCCCAAAAGCACCTCCACCGCCCCGGATATCGGCGCAAAGCGTAGAATCGGAAACGTTCATCACCACGCTCCCGTCCTTGAGCGCAAGATTATTAGCCGCAGCCTTGGAACCGCCGTAAATCCCTGTTTTGGAGTCGGGCGTTCCCGTAACCAGCCCCTTGATGTTCGTGGTCAACGAACCTGAAACGCCGGAATCAAGCCCGCCGCCGTAGACAGCATTCAGCCCGGAAATCTTGTTGGCACCATCCTCAATATTCAATACGCTGTTTGCAACGGATGCCGTGCCACCATTAACCGCAGCTCCTCCCGCATGAATGTTGCCGCCGAACGTACCTCCGGTAACCGTCAGGGTTGAAGTCCCCGTAACCGTACTTGCGGCACCCTTCCCCAAAGCAAGCCCGCCGCCCACGACAGCGGCATTAATATCTTCCGTCTTCGCAAATGAGCCGCCTGAGATAATTACATTCGTATCTCCATCCGTAACGGAAAGCTGAGGGGAAACCGTTCCCTGGGCTCCGGGATAGGTCGTATAGTCATGAGCGGCACTGCCGCCTATTACGCTTCCGCCAAAGGTGCCGCCGGAGATAGAGACCGTCGTGGATGCGGTTTCCGCTGTGCTGACGGCAGCCGTGCCACCCCCGGGATTTCCCGTGGCCTTCACATAGCTGCCGCCAATCACCATACCCTTGACGGCGAGATCGCTTCCGCCTGTAATGGTTAGGGAGGTCGCCCCGTTGTTCAACATCACATGGGCATTATTGGCTTTGCTGCCGCCAATGATATACTGGACGCCTGAAGTCCCATTAATCGTCGTTTGCGTATTCCCGATAGAAACGAGAACAGGACTTTCCTGCGTTCCTCCTGCGGGTTGTTTGATATGGTTTCCGCCGATGATTTCATCGAATGCGCCGCTGGTCGCCGTGATATTCGAGGAAGCTGTGGAGTGATCCCCGCTCATCGCCCCCGCTTGTGTAAAATTCCATCCACCGATGGCTTTTCCGCCTTCCCCGACCACATTGTCTTTCAAAGCCCCTTCATACGCGACATCACTTGCCGCAAGAGCGACGGAGCCTCCCATTGTGATGAGCGCTGCCACGGCCAGCGAACCGAACACGTTCATCAGATGGCACTTCTTCAATACGGCGCGGTACCTGTTGACCAGATTCCCGACTGCACCTTTCGACAACGTCATGATTGCATCCTCCTTAAAAAACCGTCCTCCACCGGAGCGAAGGCCACAAAAAAAGCCCTGAAACCGGACCATCCGGTATCAGAGCGATTTGGACATGGGGAAAAGGAAATACGCGTTTATCGGCGATGTAGTCTCAGACACACACCGCGAGTTCTCAATCCACACTACGGAACCGGACAGCCCGGCGCAAGACATGCGGAAGGAACAAAAACAGCCCCGCTTCTCCAAAAGGGAAACAGGGCCGTTATGAGCAAAAAGGAGAGAAAATCTATCTAATAAGAGAGAGAGAGAGAGAGAGAGAGAGAGAGAGAGAGAGAGAGAGCATGCAAGACTCCAGAGTATAAACCAGTGCGTAACAAGCAAAATAAATAGTATGTTTTCTTTATTAAAACTTTTTAAATAGAAAAATCAACCCCTTTGAATTTATTGTATGTTTAACACAAATTATTTTAAATAATTATATTTCAATAAGTTACATAACGACAAAAATATTTCAGGGCATATGAGCAAATCCACTCGTAAAAGAGTTAAATAAGCGGCCCTCCCCGCAATGGAGACTGCCAACAGTCCAATACGGTATCCGGTTTCAATCAACAAAAATCCAATTCTTCTGCAAATATTGATACATTCTAACACATCATGTGCATTACAAATAAAAGCCCTGCGTTCCCTTTCTGGGAAGGAGAGTCTTTCTTTTTTCTCAAAATAAATCCGCCAAAATTTTCAGCACATAATATGCCCGATACGTCTCAATTACTCACGATCGAACCGTTTACCAATGAGAATAATGCCAATAAGTTCATTCTTAATTTTTCTAGGTCTGATTGTATTACTAAAAATATAAAAGAATAAACAACAAATAAATGGATAAAGAAAGAGATAAAGATAGAACATTAACCTCACACCATAGGGGTGTGAGAGAAATAAAAGCATAGCTCATCATGATCCACCACAGGTGGAGAGATGAAAAGATGAAGATCACAGAAAGATCACATTTCTTTTTTACATATGCTCATGAGAATATGAAATTAAACAAAAGGGTTCTCATGATGACAAAAGTTACATTTGAAGATGTTTTTGATGGATTGCAAATCCTTCCTTCAAGAGACGACACTGAAGGTAAATTCATCGACATCTTGAAGAAGCAAAAGGAACTCATGGAATTTGCGATAGCAAACCATAGCAAAGTCATGCAAGTTCGTTTTGATCTTCATTATCCCTCTGATGGTTCTATTCTTCCTTCTCCTGACCATATATCTGATTTCAGTTATAATCTTTCACGAAGGTTGAAACGAATGGTCATAGCAACTCATAGAGTTGATCCTTTGTACCTTTGGGTCAGGGAAATTCATGATTCTTCTTTTCCTCATTATCATTTTCTTCTCTGGATTAATTCAAATGCTATAAAGAATAAATTTACTATTTTCAATATAACAAATGAAACATGGAAAAATACTTTAAAGATAAATGAAGATGGTCTTGTTCATTATTGTTTGAATAAAAGAAGATATCCTGAATACGGTAATGGGACTGTCATAGATAAAAACAAAGAAGACTTCTCCGTAAAAAGAGATGTAGCATTTCGTTCTGGAAGCTATCTTTCCAAAACCTTCAGCAAAGATGGCCTTGATAAACATGCATGGCGATATGGATATTCAAGACTTCCTAGGGCATAACAAAAGGAGAAAACTCATGTTTGGAGATGAAATATTCTTGGATCAATTGCGTAAGGAACTGCCTCCAGTTTTTACAAGAGAATTTGCTTCTGAAAAGATTGGAAGAATCTTTTCCGCGAAAAGCATGTCGAATGCTGATGCTCTTAGGGCTGGTCCTGCTGTGAAAGTCAAGATTGGCAATAAAATTGGATACGAAAGAGATTCTTTTCTTCAATGGCTACGAGGAAAAATGAAACATGATGCTCCTCATGTAAAAAAAGAAAACACTTTCCATTATATGCCCAATTCAACACCATTTAGAACGTTTTGACTTGGACTAGGCGATGGAGTGTTTTTCAAAACCATTTTTACAGGAAAAAGTTCATATGCTTCATATTTCGAATTCAATTGCTGTCCATGTACTTCAGATTCCCAACGATCAAAACGGCAAGAATGCAATTGTGTATGCAACTCTTGTTATACCTGATGGAAGAGTCGTAAGTGATATTTGTTCCGTATCTCCTCGTTCTCCTTTTGAAAAGGAAGATCCCCTTGAAATCGCCAAAAACAAGGTTATAAACGCTGTTAAACAAAAAGCTGAATCTACATCCAAAACCATCAACAGCCCTCTAGAAATGCCATTCAGGATGATAAAAGCCAATTCCAAGGGGGAGGAGATAACCCTGCGACTGACAAACAGATTTTTCTTATTCAAAAACTGGCTGAAGAGAACGGGAAAGATGCCAAACAACTTTGCCTTGCCAAGTTTGGTAAATCGCTCTCTGCCTTGATGGGTCGGGAAGCAGATTTGTTGATCAAATCTTTGAAACAGTAAAAAGAAGAAAGGGTATCCGAAAAATGGATACCCTTTCTTTAATAATTAAAAATTCTGCACATACTAATCGATGCTTTCCATAAATTCTGCAAGCGAAACGATATGCAATTCAGGAAAAACGCCACGCAGCTCAAGCAGGTGCCTGTCACCTGAGACCAGATAAGCAGTATCCGCCGCCCGGGCCAGTCGAATAAAGACAGCATCGTCCCTATCCCGCAAGAATTCGATGTTATCATCGCAGGAGTTCAATTCCAAGGTTTCAGCCCAAGGAAGGACATCCGCAAGCAGGTTTTTGATATCCTCGTGCCTCAGCTTGAATTTAGGGTAGCCGAGGACTCGCAGCAACTCTGCGACTGATTCGCGACAGACCACAGGGATAATATCTCCACGCTGCCATGCGATCCGTAGCTGTCCCGCTCTTCCGTGTGAGAAAATGAGGGCGGAGACCAGACAATTAGTATCCAGCACAACCCGAGTAGGCGTCACGCTTTTTCTCCCCGGCTCCAAGAGATCGCATCCTCCACGTCCTGCTCGGTAATGCCGAGTGCAGCCAACTTTTCCCTCACAGCGTCGGCAGGCCGCACCTGCATAGGCGTAAGGATGATACGTCCATTTTCAAATGTGACCTCAACATACTCAGTTCTGCCGACCTGCTGCATGACAGCCTTAGGAAGGGTAAGCTGATTCTTGGTGGTAATTTTAGCGAGCATAGGTTTTCCCCTTTTTTCAGTGATACAATGATTCCTTGTTTTAAGGATAACTTGTTTCCTTAAAATGTCAAACCATCTCAAACTCCTCACGCTTGATTCAAAGCTGTTTACGGTTTTGCCGGTCGAAACCGTCATTCGTGATCGTCAGGAAGGATGCTATGCAGCCCTGGCTCACGCAGATAGCGCAGGTGAATCCACCCCATTTGTGGAGTTCCTGCGGGACGCTTTGCATGTGGCATTGAACGAAGCCGTTACCTCGAATGTGGATCACACCGATCCAGCTACCGATCCAGACACCGATCCAGTTCAAAAGCTTCTGCCTCTATTTCGGGAAAAAACTGAGCAGGGAATCGCAACTCTCATGGTGGCACTGGGCCTCAGCCATCCTCCTACATTCCGCCGAAACGACCTGAATCCGGCCCTTGCTCAAGGGTATGTGGAGTACGTACTATTCCTGACAGGCCAAAAACATCCGGCACAAAAATATCGGTTGACGGAAAAAGGGCGTCAGCTGATACGTTGCCCTGTCTTTCATCTTGTGCGGCCTAAACCTTTTCGGAATGTCAAAAGTTTTTGCAGCAGATGAGAGTTTATCTACACAACGCACCGCACGCACACCCCCACACACAGAGTTCCAACAAGCAAGATCCCCGTGTGAGGATGTTGCAAAGAGTCTGACCTCCAATCTCCTAGTCTCGTCCGTTCACTATCATGCTCCCCCTATAATAGGGGGAGCATGTCCCTAAGACTGGACTGGTGGAAAATTACTCGTCGATATCCGCACTGAGGGGCGTGGCAGGCTCTTCGGGCATAGTAGCCTCTTCGGTTTTACCTAAAAAGATAAACCCATTTTCCTTTAATGATTTCAATTTATTATAAATTGTACTCCTGGATGCGACGTTAGCCTCAAGCAACGTGTCAACTATTTCTTTCTGCGACTGCTCAGGATGTTCCTTGACATAATCAAGGATTTTCCTGCTGGTGTCGTCCAGAGAACTCGTCTCGTCAGTCTCCTGAAATTCTTCCTCATTGGATTCGAAAGAAGAAGACAAATTATCTTCACGAGTTGGCAGCAAAACTAGTTGTTGCCCTTCAAAAAAAATTCTATCCTCCGTCTCGCGGATCCGGAATTTTTTCCAGCTGTCAGAATGCGTCGAAAAATTCCTGCACTTCATAATCTTCACAGTCTTGTCTTGTTTTTCACCGATCAGCTGAAGAACCGCATCCAGTCCGATGTCCTTCCCCATAGATCCAAACGGCGTATCACCTTTTTTCCCCTGATGATCAACAACGATAGCCGTTTTCCCTTTTCTCTTGCACCACCCATAAAAATCATTCAAACGCGCGGTGCCAGAAAAATCTGTCCCCATCGCGGACGGAAATGCCAAGAAAAGACTGTCGACCACAATAATATCGGCAAGACGCATATCTGGTTCAAGATCCGCCCAACCATTCTCCGTATCGAGAACAAGATCTTTTCTCTCACAAATCGCACTTCTCACCATAATGTTAGAAAGAACGTCTTCAGAAAGCCCCAATCCGTTACATATGGCACGGAAACGTTGTTGCAGATCATCCTCGGGCAACTCTCCATCGATGAGAAGAACACGGTACGGCCTCGAAGGACAAATCTTCCCATCAAGCGCTTTTTTTCCAGAGGCAAAACAAACCATCAGGAAGGCAGAAAACAAGCTTTTTCCTACTCCTCTTCTCGCGTACAGGGTCATCTGATCTCCCAACCGGAGAAGTCCATCAAGAAGAATCTCGCGTTCCGTACCTGAACTCAGCTCCAGCAGAGAGACAGCTTTCGGCAAAATACCTACTGGAGGCTCCACAACGTATTCTTTTTTACAAAAGGCTGCAAAATCCTCAATTCTCAACGGCGTTACAGAGTCGGATAAAGCTTTACATAAATCCTTTCCAATGGCCCAATCGTCATATTTTTCAGCCTTTAGTCTGCTCATGAATCGGGTGCTAACGCCCTGTGTTTCCAGTATTCGATAAAGCCGATAGGCCTCACGGCAACCTTCCTCAGTACTATGCGGCAAAATGACAGGCGATAATCCATGTAGGACACTCCAATCCGTTTCTTCTATAGAACTATATGTCGTCACCAGAGTGCGCGATTTCAACCACCCATGTTGATTACTGATTATTTCAAAAACATACTCATCAGGACAAATAAGAACAGTCCCGACTAGATCACGGCGGTCAACAATATCATTTAGCATATAAAGAGAAGCATTCTTCCCAGGATGAATAGCATCGAATACTACTCGTTCTGGATGTTGTTTTTCATGCCACGCCGTCATGGTAAGTTTTATAGTCATTCTAGCATCATTCTTGAAATAAACGACTGCAAAGTCAAAACGACCATTCTCACAATGATACAAAAAATACTTTACATATTTGAAACCGTAATATGCTGGATAACATCTCTTTATTGAATATTTTAAGTTATCTTCATAGGTATTTTGGAAAGAATGACTATCTATATTTATACGTTCATGACATGCTTTTTTATTGAAAACATACCGTTCACTAAACGGTAAAGATATATGAAGACGATTCGCAAGGTTACGGACTATATTTTGAGGGAGCATACCCAATTTCATTTGAATCAATGGCCCCAAGTAATACCCTTTTGATTCCGGGTAATTACAGGCTAAATCAATATAGTTATCATCATAATTACTCCCTTCTAAAGCCCGGCATGAATTATATTCATTGTTTGATATATAACTACCACAGCTTTCTGGGTTAAGAGAAACACTATAGCCATCAAAGAAAATTTCCTTGTCGCCTAATTGTGCGTCAGGCCAAATTGACAAAACAATTTTCCTAACAAAATTTGGAGAGGTTTGCATTTTTCTCCAAAATAAGTCTTCACCAACAGCGCCATCAATCGTGCTTGCATAAAAAGGCCAAGCTCTGTGTCCGTAACTACAAGGAAAATTATAAGGCAGAAACATAAAAGCTCCTTTTCAGATAGGCAGGGGGATCGTGCCTATCGGTAATAGTGAACTAATTTTGCCATTCGAGTGTTCCAAATAAATAAGCGCAGCATCACGATATTTTTTTCGTAAGTACATGTCGCATACCCAATACACTCAGGATAATTGGCAGGCTAGTTACATCTCTGATGATAACAATATTGGCTCTAATTTTAGTTCTACTAGTAAAAAGGAGCTACAAAAACAAAAAAGCCTCAAAAAGTATTACTTTATACTTCTTGAAGCGCACGATAGCCAAAACAGGCTTTGTCGATTTTACCCAAATATATATTCATTATTAATTATTAATTAATTATCGTTTGGCATACCAATCCTCGCAAGTTTAAAGGTTAAACGTCTCAACTTTTTGAGAATACACACAATCTCCTTGATGTCAATATTTTTTTCGAATCTCAAAAAAATATTTTTTATCATTATTTTAACTTGTTATGTATCAATTCACCGAAATACACGATAGGCTGTACTATAAAAGGAATACAATTTGAAAGCGTGCTCTCTCCATATATCCCCAAACAATCCTGTTGGTTGCTGATTATTTCTTAAATTAATTTCCAGTCTAACCGGCCTATGACATCCGTCAGCAACGTCTTCACAGGCCAGTCACCAGCGTAGTTCTCTGTTACCCCCATATCCACCATCTCATGCCCAACCAGAGCCTGAAGCATGGAAAGGTCCACACGGGCTTCTTTGTGCAGATACTCGATCACCGTATGACGGAAGCTATGGAAAGCCTTGGTACTCGGCTCACCATGTTGTCCACCCACTCCCACGGAACGACGATAGCGCGTGAACCAGTGCGTCAGGGCGGAACCGAGCTTCACAGTGGCATGGTTCACGGCGTTTACTCTTTCCTGTAAATCAGGAAAAAGCAGAGTCGATGTGTACTTTTCCTTCGACGTTTTTGCCCACCTGGAGGCAACAAACTTCTCCAGTCCGAGTTCATCCCACAAATGAGGATGGACAGGCACCTTGCGGATACCGGCTGAACTCTTGACGTGCTTCACATACCCGGAGCCCCCGCTTTCCTCATTGATGGAGAAGCACAGCACCCCATCCATCTTCACGATGTCGGAAAGGTGGAGCTGACAAATCTCTTCAAGCCGCATCCCGGAATACAACGCAATCAACGGAGCCCAGAAGCGTGACGGCACACCTTCCGTTGCCTGAACGTACTTTCCCATATCCCCGAAAAGGGCTTTCAGCTCATCTTGTGTGAACGCCTCTCGCTTCACTCCTTTTCGCCTGATGTCCTTGTCGGAGAGGACTTTCGGGAACCCTGAGGTTACGTATTTGGCCTGTACAGCTCCTCGATACTCCAACTCACACCAGTTGACGAAACTTCGCACGTTTGTCTGGCGGACTTCCATCGTCTTCACGCTTAAAAGCCGTTCAATCTGCCCAGAGCGCCCCATATCGGCAAGCTGGAGCCAGCCCTTGCCTGTAAACTGCCTCTGCCCGCAAAGGCGGCAGGGCAGGTGTTTCAGCGTATCGAAGTAGCTTCGGATGTGCTCACGAGAAAGCTCATCCACGCGAATATCCCGACCGTGCTCCAGTTCCCTCACGATTTCCACAAACTGCCGCACCTGAGGGGGAATATCCTTGGCGCTTGCGGCTGACCATGTGAGCGTCTTGGCTTTGACATAGGCATCAAAAGCTTCCCCGAGATTCGGAAGTCTACCCTTCTCCTCCAACTTGATTCTGCGGCGAACTGTCTCTGTTGGTTCCACGGAAGGTGTTTCTTCTTTTGGAAAAGAAAAGTCCTCCTTCCCTGCCCCGTCAGTCTCGGTAGCCTCAACTTTTTCAGAAAAAATTTTTGTAGAGGAGATAATTCCCTCCTGCTCCCTCAAAAAAGAGGGGAGCAGGAGGGTCAAAGAAGCGGGAGACAGGTCTTTTTCCAGTGTGGAATCGAATAGAAATGTACCCACGGATTTGATATTTTCTTTTGTAATACCAAATAATTGAGCATTTTTTCCTGTGCAGAATGTATCCGTTCATGGGCAAGATCATCAGCCAAGGCAAAAAAATGTTGGGCAGCAAGCGAGAGCCGCAACGCCTTGGTACGGGCGGTACGGCTGTCCAGACCATTCAAAGAACGTCTGATTTCGCGTTTACCTATCTGTAATTGCAGGTGGTTGAGTACAAGAATGCGGAAGTAAAGAATGCCGCGATGGGTCGTCAGGTAGGAACGGTACCGGGAATGAGAAGATACCCCGACGGATGGCATGGTGAGCTCCAAATGTATCCCTGAACTGTATCCACGGGAATAAAGCTCATGCCAAAAACAAAAAACCCACTGTTTCCAGTGGGTTCAAAATTTATGGCGGAGAGGGGGAGATTCGAACTCCCGGTACCTTTTGAGTACACACGATTTCCAATCTTGTGCATGGGTATCTATACATACGCATTTAGCTAAAAACAAAGGATATTACGGTACAAACTGGTATACACCAAACATCTACACAAAGTAAATCACGCATAGAATCACGTATAGAAAATCCCCCTCTCATAATATGCCTCATCAGGGGCAGAACATGGGAGGGGGATTTTTTGTGTCTTCAATCCGGCTTTTTCGCCACGAATCGGATCTCATCTCGGTGCTCAGGCAGCCACCTGCATTTGTTCAGGCACCACCACGGCGTGATGATGAACCGTCCATCTGCTTTCGCTTTCCTGTCGGGATGAGCACCCGATACGGCACAGTCGAGTGAACACAGCATTAGGGCTTGAACCCGCTCACCATGTGGGCACCGCAAGTTTTCCTCTTCTTCGGGCATGGGTAGCGGCATGGACTTCCTCCTTTTTTCTAAAGAGTCTAGCCATGCCTACGATTTTTGCAATGGCTATGGTTCCACGGGCCACGGACAGGCCGGGTCATCCGGTCCATTCCACGGAAATCCAGGCTGTTGCGGCAAATCGCGGAGCGCTTGCCGATAGACCTTGATCTCTTCAAGCTTGTCTTGTGAAATCGGATAGTCCGGTATGACAAGGTAATCAGTTTCAGCGATACGTCTATCGCGTTTTACACGTACGCTAGCAGCGAGTTCTTCGGTTGTTGGTACGGGAGGGACATAGGGCTGCTCCTCGGTCACGCATTCGGGGTGTGCTTCGGCGTAGGCGAACACGGCGTCCCATTCTTCCGCGAACTCGACGGCGTAGGGATAGACGTGGTAGGGCATTCCGTTCTTCGTGATGACGTATGAATCGTCAGCCACGCGATGGATTATGGTCTTATACTCAGACATATTTCTTCCTTCCCCTTAAGCTACCCTTATGGCGGTGCCGCCGTCGTTGGATGGGGCAGTGGCACCGCCAGCCAAGGTAACGCCACTCAGATAATGGCTATCATAGGGTATATAGATGTAAAGCCATGTCCCTCCATTCGGAATGGCGCCGCCACGCCCAACAAAGGCAACATTGGGAACTATCGTTGTTTGCCATGCATTGTCAGCAAGAGCCGCACTTGGAGCCTTTGTTGTTCCCCCTGCTGTTGTTACGATGTTTCCAATGTTAGTGTTGTCAACCTGCGCCTTGAGCCCACTCCCGTCAGTAGCCCATCCTATGTAGACTTTATTGATACCTTGCTCCGTTCCGCCGCCTTGCTGTATCGGTGTAAAACCAAGGTTCGGTTGTTTGGTACTCGCCAAGTCGTAAGCTGTCTTCACCGCAGTGGCGGACGCCGCCGTCTTCGAATCCTCCAGACTCACGCTGTCCGTGAGCTTCGCTGCGAGCGTCACGTCAGAGGAGAGCGGTCCGCCACCAGTGAGCCCGGTTCCAGCAATGACGCGCCGCGAATCTGGAACAAAGCCGCTGGAGACAAAAGACGAGAGCGATATCCAGTAATTGCGATTTGCCTCTAAAATAGGGTCTTTTGCTCCAGTTCCCGACACATCTGGACCAGAATGTTGCAACGCGATGTACTCGACATCATCACTACCTTTGACATGAGAGCCCGCGATATAGTTCAGCGTAGCTTGCCACGGGTAGACGCATCCGGACTGTTGGAAAAAGGCGTGTTGACCAAGCAGATTAAAAAGCGCGTTCATCCATGCACGTTCGACCATGACGCCGCCAGCGTCGGGGTCGACCTGCGTGATGAACGGAAAGAGATCCCGAAAAGAAGGAATGCCTTGACCTGTAGGGGTCGTCTCAGGGATCTGCACGGTATCCGCTGCATATCCCAAGACGTTGGGCATAATGCTAGGAGTCGAGGGAATAGGCATCTACAGGGCCTCCATACGGCTGGAAAACGCCGTTGTTGAAATTCTGACCGCCGGATCCGGCGAAACCGAAGGTATGTTTAGGGATGACCTGATAGACGTCATAACCGACGCCCGCAGGTTTTGGGGGCACGTCATCGCGCAAGAGAAGAGCACGCTCGTATGGCTGAAGCTTGAAGCCGATGACGTAACGGATTTTCATTGTACCGACATGCACGACGGCGATGTGGCCACGCGCCGAAAAAAGCCAGTGGACGATTTGGTTCAGGTCGAGAAGGCTGCCGTCGGTGATGTTTGAAGCGGCTTTCATCCAGATCAAGAGCCGATAAGCATTGTCTTGCAAGACAAAAGTGTTCGACTTGCTCTCGTAAGCAAACGGGCCGTGCCCGAAGTTGCTGAGGTTTGATCCCGTAAAACCGAACGGTTTGATATCCGTTGCCTCTACTTCAAGCGTCCGTGGGATGGCGACGATGCGTCCCCACACGTCAAGCCCCCATCCGAATGCCGTTTCAGGGTCAAAGACGGACTCATAGAACGCCGCAATATCCGCCGTGGGCGCAATGGCGGCATTCATCGATTCGATGAGCGCCAGCAGCCGTTCCGAGTTGTCGTACTGCGAAAGTATCGTTTCGCGCCAGTTATCCACGGCCCGACCTCGTTTCGATAATAGTTACAGTGACGTTATCGGAGACGAGCGTGGGGGCTTCATCTATATTGATGGTGATGTAGTCGCCCCATGTTGGGGAGCCTTCGCCGACGCCGACGGGCGCCGCGATTTCGATACTCACCAAGTCGGTGACGCCCGTTCCGAGCACTGCGGAATAAAAGCGGCTAGCATATACCGTATCCCCGATATGAACGCGCTGGCCCGTATTCCCGCAGGCGTCGGCGGTTTCTCCGTAGAACTCGGCGACAACGGCGGACTTGATGAGTTCTTCGACGTTGCTCGGCATTGAGGCATTTTTGCGGATAGTCACCTGAATGCCCACCTGGAGCGATTCCGGGCGCTCAAAGAGCACTGTTTCGACCGCTCCGGTTACCGGATCAGTCACAGTGACGCTGGTGTTGCCGTTGTAATCACATCCGGCTGAACAACGGGCGTAAATGGCCTCAGCAATATCACTATCCGGAGCGCTGCCGACGACCGCCACATAGATTGAGTGCGGCTTGAGCGTGACGCCCTGCACTTCAAACGGTGCGCTGGTTTTGTTCTCGCGCACACAGACATCAAGCACGCCATCCAGATCGCCGACGTTGGCATAGACGGCGGCGGCAACGCTCCGGGCGTTCTTCGCGACGCTGGCGTAGCGCCGGGACTCGAACGCGGCCCGGCTCTCGACGTTTTGCCCGGTGATCCCATCGGCGTTTGTAATCGTATCCCATCCGGGGATGGTACGTACAATCGTAGTCACGGTTCCCTGCCGGATTTCAATAGGCCCCGGAACCTGACAGGCAAACTCCAAAACAATGCTTCCGGATTGAGGTATCGTGCCGCCTGTCTGACAGACCAAGATGTTCCCGTCCGCATCTTTTGCAAGCGCCGGGGCTTCGCTGCCGATGCCGGGGATGACGGTGCCGGGAAGTCCCGTACAAGTACAGGGGACGACCGTGGAACGGGCGGCCTGCCGGGTCAGAAAGTAAATTTTGGCGAGCGCGTCTTGATAGATACCCTCCGCAGTCTCGGGGTTGAACATGTTCGAGAGGAACAAAAGCTGGCTGTTCTTGTCCTGCACGATGGCCGTTTCTGAGGTAATGAGCTGTCCCTGCGGCGTTGCCGGATCCGGGTTCAGCCGATTGTCGAATGCCGCCTGCCAATCAGTTTCGACAGCGTCCCGGACGGTCGCTGTGTCGGGTACGACCGGGCCGTTTTCGGTAAAATCGATGCTAGACTGCGACATCTGCGGTTTCCCCCGTTTCCGTGGTGATGCGGATTGTTCCGGTCAAAATGCGGCGGTCAAGCCGGGAAAGCTGCGTGTTGGCCTGCGCTACGCCGGGGACCTCAAGCGCGCGGGCATTTGAGCGTGCCCGCACGAGCTCGGAGGGAGGGAGGGCCCCAAGCTCACGCATGAAGTACGGGATTCCGTCTTGCTGCACGTAGTACGGTTCTCCTTGGAATGTGCGTACATACGATGCGACATCCTGCACAATGCGCACAGTTCCCCCTGCCGAAGCAAGATTGCCCCCCACGGAGAGCGTCAAATCCCACTGTTCATCAAGACGTAATGACAGGAGCCCCGAATCTACCACTTCGGCAGATGATTGCACTTCATCACGAATATTGGACAGCGCGCGTACGTTCAAAACCATTCGGAAATTCATGATGCTGCCTTATCTGCAAGCCGAGCCTGCGCAGCGGCGACAAGCGTCGCTATGTCCCGCCATTCTCCATCGCCACAGAGCACGTAGGTTTCTTGCCCGGCGGCTGCGGGCGGAACAAGGCCGCTGGTTCCGGCAGCTGATGCCGTCGCACCCTCGTACTCAGGCACGGAGATGATGCCGTTTGTGTCGCGAATGCCGTCGCCAATTGAATTTTCGGAGATTATTTTTGTCCAATTTGACCACGATGTAGGCGTTTCTTCGGTACCTGTCGTGAAAAGCCCGATTCGCATAGCCGCCGCATTCGTCGTCGCGTTAAAAGCATACTGAACAACTCGTCTTCCCTGATTTGCTACATTTCTTTGATAAACGACGATAACTTGTTGGCCGCTCCAATTGGGGCCATTTGTGCTATTCGCTTCAGGGCTGTATACGCCTTGCTGGGCAAGTGTATTAAAATCTACGGTTCCAACAATTACGGCGTTCCCAATCTGTCCCCGCGCGCTCGCTAGATCCTCAAGGTTCCCACCAATCGCCACGTCCTTCACGGTGATCACGCCGCCCGCGTCGGCCTGCGTGGTCTTCCCGTCGACAAGTTTTGATGCCTGAGCGCGCTCAAGTGCCTCGTTTGCCGTGTTTTGTGCAACTATCGCAGTAGACTGTGCTGCGTCTGCGGCTCCCTGCACTTGCTGAAAGAACCGTGTGGTTTGTCTCTCGAATTCGCTTCCGGAAAGTGGGCCTGTCGAGGGCTGGTACTGAAAATCAGGCATAAAGCTTACCTCACTGCGGTTGTCCGGATATGCCGGAACCGGGCTCGACCCCGGTATGAACATGAGTTTCCAACACCTTGCCGTTGCTCTCAACCGTCCCTCCCATGTTCGTGAGTCCGCCGGAGAACCGGGCCGGACCGCCGTCGCCCTGTGCCGTTCCCGTCCACGTGAGGCTGCCGTTGATGCGCACGTCGGCGTTGATGGTAAGGCCGTTTTCCGCCGTCAGGACGGACTCGTTACCGTGCATCGTCAGCTTGGCCACTCCTTCGATGGTGACGCCCTCGTCGTCGACCATGACATAGCGTTCCGGCGCGGCGTTCAAGAAGCCTCCGAGATAGAAGCCGTCGCCTTTGCTCATGGCGCGGGCTGACCCCGGATTGACGTTTCCATCCTTCCCCCGGCTTTCCTTGAGCGATTCCGTGTCGCGCATGGCGTAGACGGCGAGGCCGATGTCACCCGGCTGCGGGTCGATGACGAGGGCGTTTTTTCCGCCCTGAATGCGCAGGTAGGGAAGCTTGAAGAGCACGCTCTGCTCCTGCGCCTTCTGTTCGCCCGTCACCAAGTTGATGAGGGGTTGCACGTCGACGAAGCCCACCGGGGAGACACCCGAGCCGGAGACGGCGACCACGCGAACGGGTTCCGCCGTTGCGATGCGTCCGAGCATCTGGCTGATCATGAAGTCCTGCGCGTTGTACTCGCTGGAATTTGTCGAGAGGCCGCGTTGTCCCTGCATTATTTCTTGTCCTTCTTCGGCTTCGCGCCGGGATAGCTTGCCTTGACCTGACTCACCCACTGCGTTGCGCCGGGATAGCCTGCCTGCAATTTGTGGCTCAGGCTCACGACCTGCCAGAGGCCTGATGCGCGAGGGACGATGCTCTCGATGCGCACCGGGCCGCCAAGCTGGAGCTTCGGCTCGTAGATGCCTTTCACCGTCACGCCCTCGTTATCGAAGCTCGGATAGCCAATCATGCCGCTTTTCGCGGACCAGAGGGGCGTCGAGCCGCCGTCATCGCTGCGAAGCGTCGCAAGCGGGGAGATGACCATCTCGCCATCATCCACGATGAGGTCAATACGGGCATCGTGGGCAAGCTGCTGCGCCTGTTCCATCGGGCCCCCGACGATGGCGACATTGCGAATGGAAACGGACACGCCCCTGTTGACGAAAGCGAGCCCCATTTGCTTCGCAAGCCCCTGCATGAGCGTGGCAACGTCCTGCGCACCCTGCGCCGTCAACGGCGGCACGGGCGTAATGCTGGCGACGTATCCCGTGATGCACTCGACGTCGAAAGAAGGGTCCGGCGCCGCGTTGAAGTTCGGGACGGCGCTCACGATATCGCCGGAAAATGCCAGCGACATCCCGTGCTCTTCATCGCCCGCGTACACAGCAATGCGGTTTTTCGACGCCTGCAACGGCTTGAACGCCAGCGTCGTCAGCGTCTCCATGTCCGCCAATGGCATGTTGAAGATCTTGACCTTGGCCTTGTTCTTCTCTTTCCCGCCAGGCTTCTGTATGTCCACATCCATGCCGAGCCGGATGATCTTGGTGTTCGCACCTTGCCCGGTAGCCGTGTTGAAGCCTCCCCCAGCGAGCGTGATGTGCGCTTCAAGCAGCTTTTTGGTGAAGCTCGTGTTCACAGCGTTTCCCCTTCTTCGACATAAACGAGCTGGAATCGGTCGCCGAGGCCCGACCAGTGCGGATCCTCTTCGCCTTGCATATCGACAAAGTAGAGCTGCCCCCGGAAGGCGAGATAGTCGTACAGCTTCAAGCCGACGAGGTTACGGCAGATGAACCCAGACCAGATGACCGTCTGGTCAATGGCAAGGTCGCAGTACAGGTTCACGCCTCGGGAGATAAACCGGAGGGTGCAGTTCTGTTCCCCAAGCACAATCTGGAGGCTCTGGTTCGGCTCCTGTCGGAGCGGTACGGTCATCATCCGAAAATCCCCTCGCCCAGCTTTTTCAGTGTGCTTTTTTGCGTCGTCTGCCCCTGTTGTTTCCCGGCATCCGTGGTGCTTGCGTCGGTCGGATTCTTTGCCTGCGCCTTGCTGATTGGCTTTATCGTTTCGTTACTGTACTGTGGCTCGACCTGCCGGATCTCTTGCAGCATGAGCCCTACAAGCAGCCTGTCCACACCGTTTTCGGCCTTGCGGTCGTAGTCGTAGGAGACAAGGTTGTAGTCGAGAAATGTCTTCTCAGGGGTGACGATGCTCACGAGATCGGTACTTTCCGCCAGCTTGTCCAGCGCCGTCAGAAACGCCGCAAGCTCGTCGCTCTTCCCCGTGCGGCCCAGCACGACCGACACCGCCGTGGGAGAAGCGATTTTGTTGTAATCCGCGAAACTCCCTTTCTCGACAGGGTTGGAGCTGATTTTGTTCTCGGACTTGATCGAGCAGGAAAAGAACGTGTCGAAGTCGAGGGCCTTGGCGCCGTCTTTATCGAAAATCGACCAGTTTCCGGGCTGTCCCGGAGGAAGCGCGCCGAATGCCATGTCAGTACCCGAATGCGCTGTCTACCTGCGCGGTTTGATTACGAAGTGCCGGAACCACTCCTTGGGCCATCCCTTCCGCATCCGTAGCCTGCGTATAGACCTTGACCTCACCCACATTGGTGGTTGACGTCATCTGACGCGAATTATTGACGTTGCTCACGCTTCCCGGACGCGCATCCCCGGCGCGCACCTGCGGCGGCAGAATAGACGGGCGGACATCACCAACCCGCATCGAATCGGCGACCCCGCCGGGCTTAGCCTCGGCCTTCGTTTCTTCCGGGCGCGAAGACTCATCGCCGCCGAGCCAATCCTTGATCCAGTCGGGAAGCAAATTGTAGAGCTTCTGGGCTACCCAGTTCAGCATTTCGACAAGCACATCATTGATTTTGGAGATGCCTCCCCAGATCGTTTTGAGGGCTTCGATAACGCCTTTTCCGTCCAGCGTAAGAACGGAGTTGAAGAGCTTGGCGACCCCCGAAAGGGCATCCCAGACGCCCCCGAGAATACTTTTGATGCCTTCCCAAATAGCCTTGAAACGAGCCCCGATTTCATCGCCAGTTCCGAACATCGACCAGAGCCCGGAAAGTGCAGATTCTCCGCCTTTGATGTAGGTAATGAGATCGTCGACAACCAGCGCGATCGCGCCGATGCCCGCAATCAACGGCGTAAACGGCGCAATCGCAGCCCATGCCGCCGTCGCCATCGCGCTCAACGCCGGGAGCATGAGCGTCGTAATGACCCCGGCTAACGCCGTAAAGAAGACGATCACGAACTGCTTGTTTTCTTTCACCCACCCGAGGAGATCGCCGAGCAGGTTCGTCAAAAACGTGATCGCAGGGGAGACGGTGCTGGCGAAAAGGGCTGAGATGGCCTCCCATGCGTCATTGAGCCGCTGCTGCGCCTCCCGTTGCTTCTTCGCGTTTTCGATGTCCTGCTTGCTGTAGATGGCTTGAGCCTTCTGGACTTTCAGAAGCTCCTCAATCCCTTTGCGGCCCTTGAGGATGAGCGGGATGGTTTTTTCGTCGAAGCCGATCTGCGTGAGGATCGAGGTCGCCTTCTGGCGGTCGATTTTTGACGTGGCGTCGGAAAGCCGAAGAAGCCCTTCTTCAAAGGAAACGGCCTTCCCTTTCGCATCCGTGAAGCTCACCCCCAGGTCTTTGGTCGCGTCCTTAAGCGGCCCGGAGTCGTGCAAAATGAGATCCTGCATCCAGTCGCCCAGATCCATAAACCGAGTCGAAAGTTCCTCGGCGTCAACCCCGGCGGCGGCTGCCGTCCGTTGCCATGCCTGCCAGTCTTCAATGCTCATGCCGAGCGCGTCCGAAGTCTTCTCGATAGCCTGAGCCTGCTCGTAATACTGCGCTATGGAGCTTTTCAGGATGGAGACGCCGCCGATGACGGCGAGGGCCTGCGCTGCCACGCTCTTGAGCCGTTCAAAGCCAAACGCGCCTTTGTCCGCCGCGTCTTCCAGCGAAACGCCCAGTTTTTTCGCTGCATCATCAAGGGCCTCAAGACGTTCTTTTGCCGCTCCGGTGCGGATAAGCTCCTCGCGCATCCGCTGATACTCTTTCGTCACCTCGCTGATTTCGCGGCCTTTTTGCACGGCTTCCTCGAAGGCGGCTTGCAACGAAGAGGCGACATCGGCAGACTGGCCAAGACCTTGGGCCCCCTTGACGCCTGCGTCATATGTCGCGCGCCCCGCGTCAACGGCTGCGGCCTGCACGCCGTCCAGCCGCTCCTGTGCGGACTGCACCTGCGCTTTAAAATCCCCTGCTTTCAGCAAGAGGCTGACGACGAGTTCACCTGCGTTCATGGAATTTGCTCCAGAGGCGTTGGTTATGGCCGTCCACGGCGATGATTTCTAGCATCTCGTAGGCATCGGACAGGCCGTACACTGTCTGCATCTCGTGCAGCGTTGCGAGGTTCCGGCTTACCGGGATGCCGACGCATCCGGGGAGGTTTGCGTAGTCCCGGAGCCCGAGGGGGTGAGGATCTGCGACAGGCGGGAGGTCAAGCCCTCGCCGCCCTGCAAAAGACGGCGATGGCCTCCCAACGCAAACGATAGATCGTGCCCACGTCTTCGACATGGGCGTCGAGGTTTTGCGGAGTAAGCCTGATGGCATCATCGGGCTTGTGGGGGTTCGGGACGCGATAGATCTGCCCGAGAAGCTCGTCATAGAGCGGCTCTGCCTGTTCCCACCGGAGCCCTGAGAGCCCCCGGAGCCCGGCGGAAAGCAGCGCGGCGGTGTTCGAAGACGCTGAAAGCGTCCGGATGTCGGCGGGCATCTCGGAACCGAAGACGGCGAGCAGCGCACGGGCGGCCCATTTTTCCAGCTTGGTGACGGGCATTTCCTTGACCTTGAAGGTCTTCCCGGCGTCGCGGCCCTTGTCGATGGCAATGATCTTTTCGTTGAGCATGACGGCCTCCACGGTTTAAAGCGGACTCGCGGTCCACTGGTCAAAGGTGATGACGAAGGCGCTCGCCTGCAAGGTCTGAGCGGCGTTGGGGCTGGACTGTACGGAGGTGAGGCCGCCCCGTTTCCCGGTGATCTTCCGGTTGATGCTCGGCATGGCGAACTCGGCATTGCAGAGCATCACTTCCCGGGCGGTTTCCTGATACGTGGCCCAATCTTCCATGATCTGGCGGCTGGGCGAGTCCGCAGCGAGGGTAATCGTAACTTCTTTGTTGGTCGGGACCCAACCAAAAGAGGTATGCCCGTCAACGCCCTTTTCCGCGACGACTGGGGTATTCGTGGCGACGCTGACCATCGCGTCGGTGCTGAACCCCTCGATCTGCACGGGACTGTCGTAGAGCCCGGGAACCGTCAGGAAAAGCGTGCAATTTGCCGCTGTAATCGTCATGTTGCCGAAGTTGTCAGCCATGTTTTACCTCATCACTGAATGGCGCCGCCGCGCATGACGATTTGCTGCACGCTGCCGCCGTCCATGTAGTAAAATTTGCATTCGGGGGACTGGCGTTGTCCGCGTACGGTCGCGCCGGGGTCCTTGACCTGCATATACCAGCCCTGCGTTTCAAGCGTCTGGGAAACGTCCAGCCCGATTTCCGCGAGGAGCTGCACCTTTTGGGTGTTCGAGAGGGTCACGCCCGTGCGGATAGCCCCGAAGTCGAGAAACCGCGTGATGGTGTCGAGACATGCCGTGCGGATCATGCCGTAGCCGCTCTCGTTGTAGGGGATGCACTTTACGGCCTTGAACAGATCAAGGAGGTTAAGCTGGAGGCCGTCTTTGATGGCGATGGCGTCAAGGTAGGTGTCGAGCCAGCCCCATTTGCCGGAAACCTGCCCATTCTGGAAAAACTTGAACTGGCTGGAGGCCGTGGCGAAGTCCGCATAGCAGTTGTAGCCATTGGCGATCAGCGCATCATAGTTCTCGTCGTTGTCGCAGGTTACGGCAAGCCCTTCGCCTTGCTTGAAGGCGAATGTGAGCCGTCCGTTCGTCTCTTCAAAGTTGATAGAGGCCGCCGTGCCCATGACCCACGCGGCGAGCTCAGGCGTGTTGAACACGGGAACCGTCCCGTCAAGTTCGAGCACCTTGACGATCTGATACCCCGCCGAGGCCGTGGAACCCGCGACCTGCGCGGCGTTGTCGGTATCCCACAGCACATAGGCGAAACGTGTGTCATACCCGGCGCACCATTGTGCGAGCGCGATCTTATCGTCAAGCTCGGGCTCCCATACCGTTGAGAACGTCACCCAGTCGCGGGCATACATGAGCACGTTGGTCATGCAGTCGGGGAGCGTCTGCGCGGCCATGCCTACGGACTGGACGGCCCCGGACTGTTCGGTGAGCAGCAAAAGTGCGCCGAGGTCGGTCCCGGCTTCCGGCGGCGTCGGAAAGGCCACGGCGGAACTTGCCCCGGTCGTCGGGCTGTCGATCTGGAACGCCCCAGTCTGGCTGGAGTACGTCACCTTCGCCCCGGTCGCGCCCGCCGTCGTGAGCGCGGTCTGGATCGCCTCCGCAACCTGCGAGAAGCTGGTTGCAGCGGACAAATCCACGGAGGAAAGCGTGTGCGGCGTGTTGTCGATGGAAATAACCATCGCGCCGTTGGTGACGGCCTGCAACACGGCGAGATTGCCCGTATACTTCGCGCCGCGCAGCCATGCGCCCACGGCCTCGCCGTTGTACCGGGCAAAGAAGATCTTGTCCGGGAGGCTCGTCGTGTTCACATAGCCGGAAAAGTACATGGAAGCCATGCTTGCTTCTTCCGAAAGCGAACCGAAATAATTCGCCACGGCCTGCGCGCTGGCGAACTGAACGACTCTACCTGCGGGCAAAAGCTCGGACTGCGAAAGGATGAGCCCGGCGAAGGTCAGGCCCGGCGTGCCGCCCTCGATGATGCGGGGGATGATTTGAACCAGTTTGTCGGCATTGACGCTCATTGCGCCCTCCTGTGTTTGCTATGCCAGCGGATGCACGGAAAGTTCCGCGTCGGTAAAAGTATCCATCTCAACGTGTTCAACGCGGTTTGCCTGAACCAGCACGTTGAGCATGAAGCGGGGGTTGTACTGCTCGTCCCCTTCCGCCTGTGTCATGTCCTGCGGGTCTTCGACGTACAGAGGGGCAATCCCGTACGTTTGCAGGAAACGGCACCCGACGCCGTCGCGCAGGAGCGTTGCGAGCGTCTGGGCACGGTCGGCGGCGGTCGGGCCGTAGACGTCAAGCTGGACACGGCGGCGCTGCGGCTGCACGATGGCCTCTCCGCCGCACTCGGTCTGGTGCAGGTTCGTCGAGAGGCGCGTCATGCTCATCGGGGTGACGAGCACGTAGTTTTTCGCCTTCGGCTTGCTCACACGGTTGACGTAGCCGCGCACAACGACGGCGGAATCGCCGAGGTAACGCTTACAAAAATCGCCGAGGGCCTGCACGAGGATGCCGTCACTCATCGTCTCCCCCTTTGGGCGGTTCCGTGGCCCCGGCTTCCGGCGGCGCGGTTTCCCGGAGCTTCACGCACCGGATTTTCGTCCAGCCTGCCGTGGGATTCCAGCGCTCCAGAACTTGATCTACCTGCCACTCGGCGCCATCCCAGTAGAGAAGATCGCCGCCCTGCTCCGCCGGACGATCAAGGGCCGACCAGTCCCCTGAAAGATAAAAGTCGTGCCAGATCGTGTTCTGGCGCTGCTGCACGAGGAATTGCAGCGTCTTGTCGGCGACAGGCTGAGGCTGCGCCATGACTTCAACGGCGGGGGACCTGCTCATACTGCGCGGTTATGGTGAAGCCTGTGGAGACGAGAATCACGACCGACTGGAAAGGGTTCACGATGCTGATAAGCGGACGCACAAGTTCATGGAGATTCATTTTTTGACTACCTCGTAATCGATGGACTTGAGCAGGCTTCCGGAATCGATGAGCGTCCCCTTTCCCGCGCCCTTGGCGTTCTTGCGGCGCTTGGTGGATTCGGCGTTGTCCGGGGGCATATTACTCTTGATCGTTGCTTGAATGTCGTCTGCCATGCGGCGTCCCACAAGCCGCATCGCCTCTTTCGGCGTCCGTCCGGCTTCCAACGCTTCCGCGAGGTTATCGCACCATGCGTCTGCCTTGGCATCGAGCGTTGAGCGCAGGAAAGGCCGTGAGGGGATGGTGACGGTGTGGGCTTTGACCGACGCATCCTGCGCAAAATCACTTTTGCCCTTCTTCACGAACCGATTCCCGACGCTGCCGTCACGCTTCCGCTTGAAGTACAAGGTTTGCGTCCGCTCAGGGATTTCGATTGTTGCGCCGTATTCGTTGTACGCCGCATACTCTGCGACGGGAGTACCACCTTCGCCCCGCGTCGCATTTTCGAGCACCCCGGCCTTCACGACGATATCGGGGGTAATGTACCGCTTGAGCAGCTTTTCGAGTTCTCCGGACACCATTACCCCCACGGATGCCAATACCGGGCGGCATAGTAGCGACCGCCCACGGCATAGGGCTGGATGGCCTGCCAAAACGTCTGTCCGCACGGCGTCTGCGCGTAAAAGGCTTTCCCGGTGTCCTGGGGCACGGAGAAGCTGATGCTGACAGTTCCTTCCGTCGCCGAGGCCACTGGCCCGGCCTGCCCCATCGGCCACAAGGCCAGCGTCGCCAGATGGCAAACGAGGAGATACAGAAGCGTCTTGCGGATCATGATGCCGTGGGCCGGATCATAAGGAACCGGGGATGAGTTTGTGTTGTCCAAGAGCAGACAGGCGACGTCGAATGCCTGCCGAAGCTGTGCATCGGTCAGGAGGGGCTGCCCGGTCTTCGGATCGAAGAAGCGCGGATAGGCCTCCCGGAACTCCTGCGGGTCAAAGACAACAACAGCCACGGGTTAGAACCCCACCTTGCTCTGGAGCGGTTCGGTCTGCGCCTTGGGGTCGTTCTCCACATCCACGGGCTCCAGCCCGTTGCGCAGTTCCGCCCTTTCGTCGGCCTCGTCCACGGCGTCGGCCTTGCGCGCCTGCGCGAAGATAAGCCCGGACTTGAAGATTTCCATGTGCGGCCCATAGGTCTTTTCAATGTACGCCCAATCGTCGGCGTTCACCCGCGTCAGCCCGAACGCGCCCACGGGCAGCACGCCCTTTTCCTTTCCGCGCAGGCTGGCGGCGTTGCCTTCGATGAGCACCTTGCGTCCGTCGGGCATGGGGAACGTGATCCCGGTCGTCCGGTTCAGGGCGACCATCACGGTATCCGTCTTCGTCGCCTGCGTTGTTTCCGGGGCGGTATTCTTTTTGGGTCTGGCCATATCTCTGTATCCCTCCGTTGTTTTGGTCATCATGGCAAAAGAGCCGGGACGAAATCACCGTGAACAAAGTTCGGCTATGCAGCACGGCGAAGGCGGTACTTGCCCAGCATGTTCAGGTCGTTTTTCAGGGCCAGCCGGAAGGCTTCAATCACGTCGACGTGGTACGCCTTCACGCTCCCGAAACGGCTGTCCTCGATTTCCCGGATTTCGTAATCCATACGGCGGGACATATCGGAAAGCTTGCGTCCCGCGACGGAGTACGCGGCTGGCGTATCTGCGAAGACGTCAAGGAACCACGGGATGCCCTTCACGGACTTGTAGTCCCTGCCCCGCCCAAGTTCGTTCTCAAGAGCCGCAGCCTTGCGCACGGCGGCGGAGGCGGTTGCCATCGCGGTAGCCTCGCGGCGTGAACCTATTTCAGCCTTGGTGCGGATAGCCTCGTCGCGCTCGGCTTCGATGCGCCTGATGGTGTCCTGCGCGACCAGCACGGCGCGGGCAAGGATGGCTTCGGGCGTATCGTCCGGCTTGGCTATCAGGTAACCGCCCACCTTACGAATGGAGGGGATGACCTCATGTGTCACCCACCGCTTGAACGCCTTGGCTTCGGGCTTGCGGGAACGCAGGATGAGGGAATACAGGCCCGGTTCGGAAATAATTGTCATTTCCTGCTTTCCACCGGGGGTGTCCATACTATGGACGCCCTTTTCATCCTCATCCAGAAGTGCAAGGCTTGAACGAGGGTTGCCCATTTCAAGAATATCGCACACGTCTTTCGCCACGAACCATGGTTGCACCTTGCGCTCAACAACGCGAAGGGAACCGAACTTTTCATGCTTGAAAAGAGCCAAGGGGGAATTTTCCATCGCTGCACCTCCATAGTGTTTTGGAGATGATGCAGCATGGCGGCGTGGGGGCACACCGTGAACAAGGTTCGTGCAGGCAAAAGAAAAGCCCCTTTCGGGGCGGAGGGCGGCGGCGGTGGATTTTTGGAACGGCCTATGCCATGATAGCCTCATCTATAACAAGGGGGATGATGTATGGCTACCTTCAACGCACACATGAAAACATTGACTTTCATGCTGACGGCACTTTTCATTTCTTGTGCCTCACTCTCGGCTTATGCCGAAGAAATGTCCACACTTTACAACATTCCAGAACGCTATGCTTTGTTGGTGGTAACGGGGGCTGACCCTGCGGCTCCGCTTGATACGGAAAAATTTGAGGCCCTCCTCTCAGAAGAATTTAAAAAGGCCAATATCGAGCAAATGCAGATACTAATTTACGACGAAGGGAAAAAACCGGGCGATGGGGCCCGAGCTTTTGGAGAAATGAGGAAAGACAGTAAGGTCGAAACTGCTCCCATTTCGGAAATTCCTCAAAGCAAGGCCGAGGCAAGACTTCTTGTAGAAAAGGCCATGGGCTACGAGTGCGCCCCAAAAAAACTTTGGCAATCCTATGAAGATAACGAAGTTGTTGCCGATGAAGACTTCAAGGGAAAGCCTGTCATCGTGACTTTCAAATGTCAGGGAGTTTCAAAGGATGCTTTAGGAAAGGCCTATATGAAAGTTCCTGTAGATCGTTCAGGCCTTTTGGGGCTGCACATTTACGTCGATATGAAAGATCCTAATCTCCGTAAGGTTAAAAAAGGTGACATCATTACAATGCAGGCTTTCCCTCAAAAATTCCTGATGCGTTCTGTAATGATGGAAGGAACTATTGTTTTTGTAGAACACAGTAAGAAAAAATAACTAATATTTGGGGGAGTACAAAAGACATGGCGATGTTCAAATGTCCGGATTGTAAATCCAAAGTTTCGACTTCCGCAGCGACTTGCCCTAAATGTGGGCGTCCCGTAACTGATGCTGACAGGAAAAAAGGGGATTCATCAGGGATATTCGGAAAAAAAATTATCAAATGGATAGGCTATATTTTCCTTATTTTCCTCGCTATTGGAGCATTTAAGGCGATAACGCAAACTCCAGAAGAAAAAGCTCGTATTGAAGCTGCCAATGAAGAGTATAAACAGCGTAAACAGGCTGAACGGGCCGCTGCCGAGCAAGAGAAAATAGCAAAAATGCCTCGAATCACGTCTGTCCAACTTGTCCGTGAGTACAAGTCCAACGAAATTGCAGCTGACCAAAAATACAAGGGAAAGGAGATTATCATTACTGGAACAGTAAATGATATATCCAAATCCGTTACCGGGCTGGCAAGATTGACCCTCGAAGGGACAGGTTTCTTGGAAAACATTTTTGCCGATTTGGAGCGCGGGCAAACGGATTCTGCCGCGTCTTTAAGAAAAGGGGGGAAAGTTTCCCTCATGTGCACTGTTAAAGGTATGGCATTGGGTAATGTGGTAGCCGACGATTGCAGCTTATTACGATAGACTCTTTTTAAAGCCCCGTCCTGAAACGGGGCTTTTCTCTTTACATTTTTCGCGTTTTGTGCTGTCTTTTTTCTACGGTGCTCATCACACCAACAGTAGGCGGACAACGCCACCCGATAGTATGGCTCTTTTTGTGCCCTTTTGCCGAAGTCAAGACTCTTTTTGACTTTGGTTTTCTGCTATACTTGCATCTTCCTGATGCCGGGTGTCCCTGATATGTCCAAGCGTAAGCTAAAGGCAGGGAGCCGCTCCTACTGGCGGTGATGAACACCCGGCATCGTCATTCATCGGCGATGCCAACTCTTAACAGTAGGAGTTGGTTATGTCTCATTCTCTTTGCTTCAACGATTTCACTTTCTCCCCCATAACTCGCGGCAATCAGCCTTGGATTCGCGCTACAGAACTCGCACGAGCTCTTGGGTATGGACGCGAAAATCAAGTTTCGCGTCTTTACCGAAATAACGCCGATGAATTCACGCCAGACATGACGCAACTAGTTGAAATTACCGCACAGCCCCAAAACGGGGCTGAGGGTCGCGCCCGCATCTTCTCCCTACGCGGCTGCCACCTCCTCGCCATGTTCGCCCGGACTCCGGTAGCAAAGGCATTCCGCAAGTGGGTGCTGGACGTCATCGAGCAGTACGGCGACAGGGTGCCCGTTGAACAGCCTGTGACGCTCAACGACGAGCTGATCAGTGCGGCGGAACGTGCCGAGCTCAAGCTCATCGTAGACGCCAAGCTCTCGACCTACCCGGCGGCGGTGCAGGGCAAGGCCCGCGCCGAGATATGGGCAAAGTTCAACCGCCACTTCCGCATTGCCGAATACAAGCAGCTCCCCTCCCGGCTTATGCCCGAGGCCCGCGAGTTCCTGCTTTCCGTCCGTGTCCGCGCCATCAATGCCATACCCACGGCGGAATCCGCGATTCCGTACCCTGCGCTTCCCGCCTCCAGCGTCTACGCCGCCCGCATCGCGGCCCTCGACCGCCTCGAAGAGGAATGGATCGAATTCGCGGGGGAAACCCGCTCCCGGCTCCACCGATTCGTCAACGAGCTCTTGCGCGTCAAGGAGAGCACTTATCCCGAACTGCTGAACCGGGTATGTTCCCGGCAGAACATCTCGAAGGATCCGCTTCTCGGCATCCTACAGTCCAACTCGTACAACGCCCAGACGTGGATTGACGCGCAAG